ATGCTTATGCATCTCCATCTGGCTCAAGTACTGCTCTTGGGGCCAGCGCCGATGATGCTGCCGTTAAGGACGTATTCACGCTTGATGGTTCTGTTACCGAGGCGCGCGCAAAGCTGATCGATTATGATGCCGATCTTCTTGCTAGCACCGACAGTTCCTTGACAGTAATTGTCTTTGATATTGCTCAGACGGACGCCGGCGGTGATACAACTTTCGCTCAGGCCGACTATCACAATATGGGTGCTTGGTCTCTAGAAGACTTGGCCAACCTCACAACATCTGGTAATGACCTTTGCTCGGCACTAAATGCTGTCTCTGGTATTGCTTCGTTGGCTCCCGCAACAACTTCGCAAATTCGTCGTTTGACACAGAAGCTCGATTCTGGAGCAGCTGTGACTGACGGTATTGCTGTGCGATTTGTTGTTGTTGCTAGCGCTGGTACATTCACAGAAGGTACCACTGGAGCATTCGGCGCCGCCCTCGATGCAGGTAAGATTACTTACCCAATCGATGACAAATTCGAGACTGCTGGAAGCACAATCGGATCTGTTCGCGGTACAACTGAGTGGGGTCTTGAAGGAGTCTCTGAGATTCCCGAGATCGACATCAAGGTGGACAGTCTTGCTGTTACCGCTCAGACTAAGAAGCTCAAGGCTAAGTGGACTCCGGAGTTAGGTCAAGACCTTAACGCCTACCACAACCTTGATGCAGAGGTCGAGCTTACAAGCATTCTGTCTGAGCAGGTTGCTCTCGAAATTGATCGTGAGATTCTTGCTGACCTTGTTCGTGGCGCTAAAGCTGCTACTTACTACTGGTCCCGCTCTCCCGGTCTCTTTGTAAACCGCGAGACTGGCGCTGAGCTTGGTGCTACCGCTGCTGCCCCTGATTTCACAGGTACAGTTAGTGAGTGGTATGAGACACTTGTTGAGACAATCAACGATGTTTCTGCTCAGATCCACCGCAAGACCCTTCGTGGCGGCGCTAACTTCTTGGTGTGTTCACCAGAGGTCGCCAACATCCTTGAGTTCACAGCCGGATTCCGTGCTAGTGTTACTCACGACGATGAGAAGGGTTCCGTTGGAGCACTTAAGGTCGGTAGCCTTTCCAAGAAGTTTGATGTCATTGTTGACCCATACTTCCTGCGTAACGTGGTTCTCGTTGGCCGTCGCGGATCCTCTTTCCTTGAAAGCGGATATGTGTACGCTCCATACGTACCACTGCAGACCACACCTACCATCTTTGGACCAGAGGACTTCGTACCCCGTAAGGGCGTGATGACTCGCTATGCCAAGCAGATGGTTCGTCCAGATATGTACGGTTTAGTGGTTGTTCGTGGACTTCTTGGTGAGTCAGGATCCTGATAACTAATTAAAGTTTTTAGGACATTATAGAGTCCCGCCTTGAAAAAGGCGGGGCTTTTTTTATCGCTCATTTACTTTATTAGACTTTACTAAAATAGACGACTATTTACTATTGAATTAACGATGGTATACATCGAAAAAAACATATTTTAAAGGAGATTAATAATATGTCGAAAGTAGGAAGAGCGGCAAGAGTTGCGAGCCGCCAAAGAGTAGAAACCTTGGGAAATGGATCTAGTGCCCCCTCTGCCAAGGTAATCGAAGCAGCAGAAACTGGCGAACTTTATTTCATTGATCACAACCACGCTAGTGAACTATTGATTACACTACCGCCAAAACAAGATGGTGCATATTTCAAATTTGTATTGCTGACCAATCTAACGGCTAATGGAACTATTAAGATTACCTCTTCCGAAGGCGTCGATGGCGATATGGTTGGTTCTGTTTTTGTACAGGTAACCGGTGGCTCAAATGCTAACTCTGCCGTACAGCAAGATGATGATGCAGATCACCAAGTTACGTTATCCGACGATGTTCATCAAGGTTCTTACTTGGAATGTTATTGCGACGGAACAACATGGATCATGACTGGTCATCTTAATGCTGATGCCGTTGGCGCAGCAGCGTTTGGAACTTGATAGAGGTAATTAATGGGACGCAAAGCAAAAAGAGCTAGAGTATTAGCACGACGAGCCAGACTTCTGGGTACCCCAGAAGCTGCTCCTGTCGTAGAAGAAGCAGAGGCAGCTGCTCCAATAGTTGAAGAACCAGCCGTTGAAGCAGCGCCAGCAGAAGAAGCGCCAGCAGTAGTTGAGCCTGAAGCTGCCGAAGATGCACCCAAGAAACCTGCACGCCGCAAACGTGCACCAAAGAAGGTTTCACTAAAGAAGAAATAGAATAAATCTCCTTGCATATGGGCCCCACCTTTCAGGTGGGGTTTTTATTTTTGAGAGTAGTTATTAAGAATGGCGATCTGTTAAATTTTTTCGCCGGTAAATTTTTCAGATTTTCGGTTTTGTCTTTTAAAAAACTAATTACACAAGGAGAACAATTATATGCCCACTGATCTAAGTCCTACCTCGCAAACAAGCGCAGTCATCCTAACATCTACTGGATCGACAAAACAAGTAGCAGCATCGTTGCCTTTTGGTATGTACACCGGCTCAGCTGAGTTTATCACAGGCGCCTCAACGCAAGTGGCATATGTCTATAGAAAGCTTGGTGGCGATGTTGTCGATATTGAGTTGACGACATCTAATGTATATGCTGCCTATGAAGAAGCTGTATTGGAATATTCATATATCATCAATCTTCATCAAAGTAAAAATGCTTTGTCTTCGATCCTTGGATCTGCGACAGGTACATTTGATCATAAAGGCGAGTTAACATCAGGCCCCGTATCCGCAAGTTTAAAGTACCCCCGCTTTTCGTTAGGTTATTCTAGAAGGGTTGGAGATGGTGCAGCAGCAGCTGGAGGCTTTGGAGGCACTGTTCCGCAATATTCCGCATCGTTTGCGCCAAAGAAAGGCGTTCAAGACTATGATATTCAGCAAATCATCCAAGATGCCTCAGATTCAGGTGTCGATGTTGACAGTAAGCCTGTCCCTTACGCTGGTTTAGTTGGTGATAAGCGTGTTCTTGTCACAAAAGTTTTTTATCGCTCTCCTAGGGCTATGTGGCGCTTTTATGGCTATTATGGAGGCGTTGGTGTGGTCGGAAATTATTCGACATATGGACAGTTTGCAGATGATTCTACATTCGAGATTATCCCTACGTGGCAGAACAAAATGCAGGCGATTATGTATGAGGACTCAATTTATACCAGAACCTCTCATTATTCGTATGAGCTAATAAATGGCAAGCTTCGTCTTTTCCCGACACCAAGCTATTGGGGAATGGATGACCTTGATGATCGAATATGGGTTAAGTTTTACGTTGATCTTGAGCCGTATGCAACTGGTTCGTACGATGTGGGTGTTCAGGGCGTCAATAATATGAATACGGTACCGTTTGATAATATTCCTTATATCAACATTAACTCAATGGGTAAGCAATGGATCCGTAAATATGCGCTAGCGCTGTGCAAAGAGATGCTTGGGCAGGTTCGAGGCAAGTTTACCACAATTCCAATTCCAGGCGAGAGTGTGACGCTAAATCACTCAGAACTTTTAGCACAAGCAAAAGAAGAGCAAGCAGAATTGAAAGAAAAGCTTATCGAGACTCTTAAAGAAATGGAATACCCAGCACTGGCCAAGCAGGATCAAGAACTTGCAGACGCTGCGTCTAATGTATTGAAAGTAACACCGTTACCAATTTTTGTAGGATAATAACTGATGGCCGATGAATGGAAAAAACCGAAATCGCCACCACCGCCGTTATTTCTTGGTAAAAAAGAGCGAGATCTTGTTAAGCAAGTCAATGATGAACTTATCGAAAAAGTCATTGGCCAGCAGATTCTGTATTATTCGGTTGATCTTGAGACCACTAATTTTAACGATCTTTATGGTGAGGCTATCAACAAAACTTACCTACCACCTGTTCGTGTTTACGCGTTAGTTGAGTGGCAGACAGATAAGACAGATTATCTCGAAGGAATTGGAATCGATAAGATATGGGAAATCCATGTCCACTTCCACAGGCGCCGGCTTGTCGAAGATCAGAATTTATATGTGCGCGAAGGAGATTTTGTTTTGTACGGCGATCATTATTATGAAATTGTTAAACTATCAGAGCCTAAATTGTTATTTGGACAAGTGGGCAATGAATTTGAAGTGCTTGCTGAGTGTAAGAGAGCAAGAAAGGGGCTATTCGATGCTACCTGATAACTTTGACTTTGCAATGCTGCCAGATGATGTGGCGGAATATTCTCTAAATGAAATCGGTATGCTCGGCTCTTCCATTGAAGATATTGACCGCGCTCTTTATAGCTGGGTACACGATTTGGGGCTATTAACACTGACGAATGAGGGCTCGAAAAAGGTTAACGTCCTCTGGCAGACACCAGAAAGAGTTTATCAAGTTAAGCACGACAAAGAATTAAGAGATCTAGGAGGTGCCTTAAAGCTTCCGCTTGTAAGTGTCGAAAGAACCGGCATCACAAAAGATCCTACTAGAAAAGGTGGCTTTCAAGCGCACACTTATTCTACAAATGCTAACGAAAAAGGCCGCTCTGGGCGCCTTGTAATAGCTAAGAAGATCGTTCCTGAAAAAACGCAAAATTTTGCAATAGCTTCAGGAGCTAGAAGCACAATTGGGGTCTCAAAACAGAAATATTACCCAAGAGTTAACAAAAAGGTCGTTATTAAGACACTTTCGATCCCGATCCCTGTTTATATTAATGTTGATTATAAGATAACAATTAAAACTGAATACCAACAACAAATGAATGATTTGATGGTGCCTTTTATTACACGCACCGGCCAAATTAATGCTTTTATAATGAAACGAAACGGCCATCTGTATGAAGGATTTATTGATCAAGGCTTTTCACATACCAACAATGTCAACAACTTAGGCGAAGAATCGCGACAATTTTCAAGCGAGATAACAATAAAAGTATTGGGATACTTGATAGGAGACGGACCTAGTGATGACAGACCTTTAGTGCGAGTGGATGAAAATGTTGTCGAATATCAGTTCCCTTCGGAGTCAACTGTGCCTGCTGGAAACGTTAAATTCTTTGATGATTAGTTCCTGAACTGAAAAACGTGTTTTATTGACATTCAACTATCTTTTTGAAACACAAAATACTATTTAAATTATGATTGAGACATCAATTAAGTCATTTTTCAAAAGAGGAACAATATAATGTCTGTGAGTAGCTTTAAATTTGTATCTCCTGGAGTGTTTATCAACGAGATTGATAATTCCTTCATCCCTAAATCAGCCGATGCGATTGGCCCCGTTATTATTGGACGAGCACAGCGCGGAATTGGTATGTCGCCAATTAAAATCGAATCGTACTCTGAGTTTGTGGAAGTGTTTGGAGACACGGTGCCAGGAAACGGTGGAGGCGATGTGTATCGTCACGGGAACCTTCAATCCCCAATGTATGGTACTTATGCCGCGAAGGCTTTCTTGCGAGCAAACGTTGCCCCTATTACATATATACGACTTCTTGGTACTCAGAATACTTTAGCAACTGCTGATGGTCAGGCCGGTTGGAAAACCCGTATGACACCTGCAACTACTCAAATTAGCCAAAACGGTGGCGCTTGGGGTATGTTCTTGTTTGCATCGGGTGCAACACGGAATCTCGGTACTGGTAAATTGGGTGCTATATTTTATGTTGACACATCAGCATCGCTTCAATTAAGCGGTAATCTTCGCGGCGGCCGTGTGCCCACGGGAAGAGGCCCTCTCGCCACCGCACCCATGAGCACCGCCGGCACAGGAATGGTTATTGGCGCTAATTCAAGCGGCCTCTACACGATGCTGATTAGCGGTTCTGACGGATCTTCCGAGACCGTGCAGTTCAATTTTGATGATGGCTCTGAATATTTCCTTAGAAAGAGATTTAACACAAATCCTCAAGTTGGAAATTCCGGTGCATCCGATTTTTATGGTGCCGCAGCAGAAAAGAAATACTGGCTCGGTGAGTCGTTCGAGCAAGGCCTCCGAGATGGTCTGACCGATAGTCTCACTGGCGGCGCCACTGACGTAACGTCAGCAGAAACACAGGCTGTGCTTCTTCCGCTTGGCTCTGGTTCCTCTCCAGTCGGACCGTTCAATATGAAGAATATCGACTACCACGATGCCGTCGCAGGATGGTTCGTTAGTCAAGATACCTCAGCGCCCGCCAGCTTTCAGCCAACAAACCTGCAAAAGCTTTTCCGTCTCAAGGGCCGCGGCCACGGCGAATGGCTGCACAAGAATGCAAAAGTTTCAATCGAACAGGTTCGTCCGTCGACAACAACAGTTACTGATTACGGTACATTCTCGGTTAGCATCAGGCATATCAGAGACACCGATAACAATCCTATAATTTTAGAGAAGTTTGATAATCTTACGCTAGATCCCTCCTCGCCAAATTTCATTGCGAGAAGAATTGGAGACGTATACTATAGCTGGGATGACACAGCGAAGCGTATGCGCCAATATGGCGAGTATCCAAATCTTTCTAAGTA